ATATAGTTTTAATGTCGCACAATGTAGAGACACCGTCATAATAACAGATTAAAATTATAGAAATAAACGTTATAAATAAAACTACATTTATCTATTGACAACTTTTTATTTTATAAAGATTATGCTAATATTAAAATATTAAATTTAAAATAAAAAGGATTAAAAAATGTTTGAAATACCTCTAGAAAAATTACCTCAAATAATACAGGTGATGACATGTATTAGTTTTGTATGTATAGTGGTGATAGCATTATGTATATTGGTAATTGCTAGTGTACATTCCAGTATTAATAATAAGCTTGAAAAAATCTTAGAAGAGATTATACGATTAAACAGTAAAAATAGCTAAAAGGGGAGATCTAACATCAATTCTTTAGAATCAATTTTAGAACCTCTACTGGAGTGGTATTGAATCTCATAATTATCATTAATATAATCTGGCTTTGTGTTTCTAACAATTCTACCTAAGCCAAACTCTTCAACACCGTTTACAGTTGTTTGTGGGCGTTTGAGGTTTTGAGAACACCAATAACGCTTTTTGCCTGAAAAAAGGGGCATATCTTTAATTAAATACTGCTTCAAAACATAATTAGCAACAGCCTCTGGATTATCGTTTATGGGAACGGCAGAGGAGATTTTTCCAGCGCGCCAGTTTGAAATATTGTACATATCTCTACCAGATTTAGTTTTAATTTTAAGTTTTTTAAGATAACCGTTATAATTTTTAAATAATGAATGAAAATGTAAAGCACCGTCCTTGTGTAATTCTGGAACAATAATATATTTTAAATCTGGAGACTTTTCACGTTGACGGTGCAACCACATATGCATGACATGCTTGCAATGTTCAATGTCATATCTATTATGCTTGCGATTGTCAAATGTGAAAGTACAAAAATAATCAAAATGATTACATAAAATTATGTCTTTAACTAATGTTTTAGTTCTTCTAAGAGAACGATTATCATTTAAATTTTTAGTAATTTTAGAAATTTTAGAAACTTCAGTTTTATCTGAATCGTCTCTATTTTTCTCAACACCAAAATAAATTTTATAAGAATTATGATAGATTATGATTTTAGTCATATGTGGATAAACCTTTACTATATTAGAGATTAATTTTTCATTATCTCTAACGCTAAATTTGCTGATCATAAATCATACCCCGAAACCTATTTAACAGTAGTAAACGCACATAATGTGTCCCTATTATCAAGTATGCGCGCAAGCGCGCGGGGACACATCGGCGGGCACCGCGCACGGCGCGGTCAGCCCACCGCTACCCTTTACGAAAAATACCGCGTTTTTTCTTAATTTTTATATCTGAATAATTTAAATTTATATTTTGATTAAAGCTTGAATAGACGTTTGGATTTTCGTCCCCAGTGAAAACTACCTGGAACGTATCGTATGAATCTCTAAGCTTTTGCGAGTGGAAAAAACAGCCCATTTTAAGTGGATTAGCGCCAGTCTGACGACCTGAATTATTAAAATCAAGCTTTTTGGAATCAAAAGCCCAATAAATAGTAAAAATTGCACCTCTTGTAAACGGAAATCCAATCGATTTGCACTTAAATGCAATATCCGAGCGCCTGCGAGTTTGTTTGTTAATTTGATCGTAATCCTGCGAAGTGACAAGATGTAGCCGACGCTGTTTTCTATTCTGGGCGTGCTGTTCAATAACCCAAGGTGGCACGTTCCTTGAATCCTGATTGGAGAAGTAGTTTTGGTATTCATCCGTCAGCATGATAACACCAAATTTTCCGTTTTTCACATATTTTATGACAAGCTCATAGCCAAGCTTCGACTGGTAAAATATGTAATATCTGCGTGTGTCGAAACCTCTGCCTATAAAGTCCTGTAAGAGTGATGGATCATCGTGAAAATTAAGTGCTACCATATCTTTAAGTGCAATGTTTGAGACTACTACAGCGCGCGGGTACGCCCTACGCACCCGCGTTGCAAAATAGATAAGCGTAATAGTTTTTCCAGATCCTTGCTCTCCATAAAATGCCTGAATTCCCGTTGGTTTGAAGTAGTAGGGGTCTTTTGATAAACGGTAGTTTTCTTTGACAGAGTCAACGTGGAATTTTAAATCGCGTTTAACGAAATTTAATATATCTGACATAAAAATCTCCTTTAAAAATTTAAATAACTATCCACGAATACGCTTATATAACCAAAGCGACATATGAATAAGTGGCGATAAAAGCATATATGTGATAATTAAAACCACTACCACCTTGAAAAAATCATTGCCTAATAAGTTTTTGAAAATCTGAATTGGCGTTGTAAAAAATTGAGTTATATAATTTAGAGAATCTTGTAATGGTTGTGGTAATTTTGGAAGTTGGAACCAGCCGAAAATAAAAGTTAATAAATTTAAAATCATTTGAATAATTATTGTAAAAATCATTCAGAATCCTCCGTAGACCTGTCAATATCGAAAATATTTGCAATCTTCCTCCAATAAGCGTAAATCAAGACTATAACTACAGCAGATTGTAGTAATTTTTGGAAAATATCCCACAACTGCGGAAAATTAAAGCGCCAGGCACATAGTTTTAAGTTATAGCCAATATCGCAAGTACTGTTGGTTACATCTGAAGAGGTGATAGACTTTAAAATACTTATGGTAAAGTCAAATGGCGACCAAAGAAATCCAAGGGATTTTGACATTGCGTCTGTAAAATTTTTAAAATAATCTTTTAAATCTGTTATATCGGGAATAAATAAATAGGCGAGATATGACTTTAAGGCGATTCCGAAATTATCCAGATGACAGCCAATCGCTTGTATAATATTTAAGCTTGAGCAATCCTTGAATGGCGAATAATCTTTACAACTTCCATTTTCGCAGTTCTGCGACTTAGTTCCAGAAAAATAGCTAGAGCCATCTATTAAAATTGGTAGATTCAATACATGGAAATTGTACTTATCTTCATGTGATGGATAGGGGATTCCTGGAAAAACATATTGTAAAATTAGATAATACTTGCCTTTTTTGTCAAAATTATAAGTAAAATGCAAGGCATCGGCTAAACTTAAATCTCCAGAAGAATATATAGGATTTTGATCAGTTGGACTATTTTTAATCTCATAGCGGAACTTGGTATCACGACCCCACGGATACGTCATTGGTTTACATAAATCTTGAAATTGTTTTGTACATAAAAACGCATCAAGTTTTAAACCGTTTACGCTATAATGAACAGACGGCGTAATATTCTTTTTTAAAATTAAATCATCAAAACGCTCGCCATCATAGTCTTTTGGATATTTTACTGGAAAGTTATTAATAAATACTTTAGAACCTGTATATATCTGATAATAATGATCTTGAGATAAATTATCGCCTGAAGTTGAGAGTAAAGGTCTGTAATTACAACCAAAATGATCAGATAAATGTATATATTCGAACGGCTTATTAGGTTTATTTAAAAAATATAAAACATTACTTAAAGTAACGCTCTTAAAATCTTCCTTACGAGAAAAAACAAAATAAATATCCGCCTCTTTTTGGAAAATTGCCCAATATCCCAAACCCTCAGTATCTACTATAGTACGAAAATCTAAATATCTACCGATCATCTGCTGCTTATACTGATCACGCGTGCGATTCACTGCGCGCTCTAAAAAATACATGTAATTATTTGAAATATCTCCAAATCCGTCTTGAGAACCGCTACAATCTCTACCATTATCACGAATTTTTGGTAAATATAAACTAGATGTTTTTTTAATTACAGCATAAGAATCAGCAAAAGCTAAAGCAGGAACTATAAGTTGAATAATTAAGCTTAAACTTAAAATTAAAATAATAATTTTTTTCATATCAATCACGCCTATAAGAGATTCTGCTAATAAAATACCAACAGATTAAGCTTGAAAATAGAATTATAAAAAACTTGATTAAAAAATTATCAAGTATAAGCTGTAATTCTGATACTGTTATCATGTCAATCCTTTGAACTAGTTATGCTATATAACGATTTGAATATAATATCTAAAACCATTTTTAGACCTGCACCGACGGCTATTATTCCTAATAAAGATGGAAAATTACTTGAAATTGTGCTTGTGATAATGGTTATAATCTCTTGAGTTGTCATTTTAAAATTTACAAGGGTGGGGTAGGTGGTGGAACTACCCCAAAAAAGCTATATGCCACGTCCTTTAAGGGAGCGATTAAGCACGCGTCGGAATAAGTTAAAGCCTACACCGAATCCAATAAGAACGGCAAAACCAACCCAGTTGCTACTGAAATATTTTGCAACTTCAGTAATAATCGCGGTGGCGTTCTCTGCTGTAAGTAACTGCACCTTGTTATCCTTTCTAATTTTAAAATTTATATATAGGTAGGGTGGGCTGGAATAATAAGAATGTGTAAGTGATTGACCAATATCTAAAGCTCTGAATCCGACTTTCGCTGACACCCACCAAAAAATAGAACAAAAATAGAACTTAAACTATCTTGAGAAGAACGCAGAATTTTCAGGCGTTCCAGGTTCTGGCATATTATTAGATTGAGACCTGATAACGGCGTCATTTATAGCGAATTTTTGTTCATCGTTTACGAAAGCTTTATAAACATAACCGTTCATAAATTCTATATACATGCGGGTGAATTCATTTCCAGTTTTTTGAGACTTTTCAGTTTTTATATATACACGGGGGATTGCGTTTATAATATTGTCTTTATTCATTTTTAAATTATCCTTTCGACATTTTTTAACGCTTAATATTACGATAAAAGTATAACATGGGGTATATGAATATAAGCGTTTTGGATATAGTTTTAACGTCGCACAATGTAGA